CACCTTCAGTTAAAAACTTCCAACAATAATTAAATCCTTTTTCTTCAAAATTAAACAGCTTTGTAAAGTACTGGAATTCTTCATTCAGAGTTGTTGTTTCAAGAACTGATGCAGATGGCTTAGTATAAGTGAACGTTGCAACCTGTCCCTTATCATCTAAACTAATAAATTCATTGCAGATATTTTCTAAAGCATTAAGGACTTCTGAATAACCAGCCATCAGTCGATATTCATATAATCGACCAGCCTTATTATCATTTAAAGATGAATAAAAAATTGATCCGTATGGATTATATCTTCCAAGTTGAGCCATGCTCAATTCTTGTGGTCGTTCAAATGCAACAGAAACGGCATTATTAGCTAACCCTTCTTTACGGCGAATGCCAGTTTGTTTGAAAATATCATACTTAGGATTAGCTCCTGCACTTGGATCTGCTACCATAAAATTGCCAAGTACGTGCATATCATTTGCAATACTGGCTAAAGCCTTCCCTAAGTTCGTTTTATATCGACTTTTACTAGCTGCCATAATTTATTAGATAATTTGATTTTATTTAGATTGTACTGCCTCAAACGTTATACCTTTAGAGGATTCTGCTGATGTGTAACCTGCGTTATTATAAACAATTATATCATAGTTTAATCCAGCCGGCAAGTTAGGAACTTCAAATTTAATAATATTCTCACCAATGTCCAGTCGTTCTTCTGTAATAGCAAAACCAGATACTTTACCCATTTTAATTGTATCAACTGTAACAGGTGTTAAATCTGATAATGTTTCAAACTCTTCACTAAGTGGTTTAATAAGAAGGCCTGTACATTGTTCTTTGAAGAAAGAACGGCCTTCAATTGTAAAGGTTTTTCCATTTAAAAGTGGAATAACATCACCAGCTTTATAAACTAGTCGAAGACCTTCACCTCTAATTGCTGTAATAGATGGCCAACCTTCTTTAACATAATAATCAATTAGTCCATCATCATCTACAGAACTAACATTATGTGCAGTTGCTCCAAGATGAGCATGAACACTTGTTATTAGTTTACCACCAGAAGCAGGCCGTTCAAATAGCCAGCCTTCTAACGTGAAGCCAGCCGTTCCTTGAATTAACCACTGTTGATCTTCTTTAGCAGTTTTAGGATATTCAATATTAAAGCTTCCATCCCAAGTTACTTTACAACGAAGTTCTTCAGTAAATGGTAATCCTTCAGAGTTAGCTCTCCAGCTTGTAAAGATATATGGTTGAGTATAAACGGCAAAGTTACTCATCATTTGCCAAATATCATTAAAGAATTTGGTAAAGAATGTTACATTAACTTTAATATCAATTGGTGTTGGTTGCTTATATCGATATCCAAGAGTTCCATTATATGGGACTTTTTGTGGAAAAATCTTATTAAACAGCCTATTTTTAGCTAAAGAAATACCACCAACTTCAACAACTGAAACTGGTAATGTAATATTACCAGCTTGATTAACAATGTCATAAAATACGCGAGGCTTTCCAGAGACAATCCATCGAGGAATAATATATTCAACTTCAGTTGAGTCTTTGATTGGACGGACAATTTTACCATCATCAAAGGCTGAAACAAACTGAATTAGAAGAGATTCAATCTCTGAACAATACCTCTGATTCAACATATAAAGCTATTTAATATTAAGGTTAACAGAATCTTTCAATGATATACTTTGGAAGCTTATCCTTCATCTCTAGTAGCTTTTTAGTTAATGTTGCATCTAAAACATATGTAATAGATGTATCTTCGCTAGACCGAATTGTTCTGCCACACATCTGAATGAAGCTTGATATCATCTTATCATTATACCAATCAACATCTTCTTTAGCAAGTCTCTTAATTCTTTCATCACCTAATGGTAAAAATGGAGCTTTTACAATAATAGCAAATTCACCTAAATCACCTTTAAGGTCAATACCATGAGTCATTGATGGACTTACAAGTACTGTTGGCTCTTCTGATGCTACATGCTTATTGATCAGCTTTTCATTAGATACTCCCTTCTCTCTATATAAAAAGCGAGAGCTTGTTCCACAGGCTTTTTGTATTTCATTAGTAATAGCTAATGTATGAGTATGAATGATTCCCTTTTGATTGCTATGAATATTACAGATCTCTTTTGCTACGGCTGCTAACTTGGGAATTGTAACAGCTTTATTTGAATATGTTACGTAAACAGATGTACCTAATTTAATCGGAGCTTTTTTAGGATCAAAGGTTGATTCTGCTTCAATGTAAGCATATTCATTTTTACCAATGCCAAGCTGCTTAGTAAAGTTAGCATGATCGATAATTGTTGCTGACATGAGAACTACTAACTCACTCTTATTAAAGATTGTACGTGCAATTTTATCAACACGAAGTGGCTTAAAGTTTAGCTCATCCTTATTATGTTCAATAATAAATTCTGTATGTCCAATAATATCTAAAACTTTATCACATGTATTGTTAAGAGCTGTTAAAGCTCTATATTTTAATTGTTCCTCTTTCTTAGCTTTAGATAAATCTTGCTTACGATATTTGTTACACAAAAACCTATAAGCAGAATATACCTCATTTTTAACTGAACGAAGCCATAGGATATACTGCTCATAGGGTGCCCCTTGCACTGGAGTGACTGGTATATCCAGATTTAATTTAGAAAGAATCTTAAAGTTAAAAGGAATGGTAAAGCTCTGAACTAAAAGATCTTCTAGCTCTGAAGCTTCATCACAAACTAATACTTTCTTCATTTGGCAGGCTTCTGGTAAAGCCATAAACATGGCATAAGAATACAATCCACACTCAGAACTAACTGCTTCATCTCTTTTATTATAGTATTCACATAGTCCACAATTAAGACATTGTTCTTTTTGTTCTGGACTAAAGTTACAAGGTCCTAAATCACAACTAAGAGAAGATGACAATGAGCAAGGATAGTTTCCTTTACCTTTAAGAACAGCACAATCATTGAACAACTTAGAATATTGATCCTGAAGAGTCTTTGTCATTGTTAGAACAGCTGTGCCAACTGGTTCAAACATCTCTAATTCTTCTTCATCTAACTCATAAATTGCACCGCTTCGCACATATTCAAGATAACTTGCTGACGGTGATGGGGTCGAGTTTGCTAATGTTTTTGCAATCATTGACTTACCTGATCCGGTTGGAGCATTGATTACAATAAACTTTAAACCTTTTGATTGAGCTTTTTCGATTTCGCTCAAAATAAAAGCCTGCTGGCTATTTGGTGTATAACCAGCAGGAAAGAAAGAACTTAAACTCATGTTTACTTGATTTTCTTGATATAAATTGATGTATTAAGGAAAGGCATTGATTGATCAGTAGTTAATTCTTCAATCAATGCTTGAAGCTCACTATCATTATAAGTGAGATCTTCAAGACTATAGTCTAAAATAATTGTATCACTACAAGATCTGTAAGAAAATGGATAAAGTACTTCAAATGTACGAATATCTCCTTGAACATCCAGATAAAGTTTAATAATATGATTTTTATTAGAAACTAATTTTAATTTACCTTTTTTAAGGATTTTATCATTATGAATAATCTCCACATCACATAATAATAAAGGATCAAAAATACTTTTAACGTCGATTATATCCATTCTTACCTCTCATGTATGTTTCTCTTGACCGCTTGTTCATCGGTTCAATATTATTTGAATAATATGTCCAGAATTTCTTTTCGGGAACAACTTCCATAACTTTTACTGTTTCACAAGGAACGCATCGGTAGTCTTCCATCAAGATATCCCAAACAACAACTAGATTTAATTTTTTCTGGTCGAATTTAGTCCCACCATACTTTGGTGGACGGAAATTTAACTTAGCTCGAGCAGAAAAAGAGCTCAAAATATAATTGGATTTAGTACAAATCATACGACGAAGAAAACCAACAGGATCTGTCCTTCGTCTAAATGATAACAAAAGTACGTTATTTGACAATAATGAATCGAGCTCTGACCTGTTCATAATTATTCAATGACCACTTGCTGGCCTTCTGTTAATTCTTCAACTTTACCAAAAATACGATTTTCTGAAAGAAAATGTCCATTCTTGATGTATTCTACTTCACCTTTTTCGTTACGAATATGAATTTCACCAGTTTCTAGTCCTTTAACACCTGGGAAAATAACCATATCGCCAACCTTATAGAGCTTTACATTAGGACCAACCATTTTAATAACACCACGACGCCAAGCCTTAACGTCAGCTTTAGCTGCCATGTAGAAGTTACCTTGCTTCTTTAGTCCTTCATCCATATCAACCATTTTAAGAACTAGCGTATCATAAAATACTTCACTAAGGATAAAGTCAGCTAATCCCAAATCACCTTGTACTTGTTGAGAATCAAGATCAATTTGGCTCATTTCAGTTTTGAAAAAATCATCAATATCGGCTACCATAATTTATTACTCATTTATTATATCATACATGTACAACATTCCCCAAACTTCTCGCTCAGAAATACAATGTTTTTTCGCATAAGCGTGTACAAATTCAGGTAAACCTTCCATTTTATCCAGTTTAGACCTGGATGGTTTTTTGATATAATTATAATAATATTTAGAACCAGGCAATTTGGGAATTGAAGCATCTAAAAGTTCAAAGAAATACCTTTCTTCATCAGGTCCAATAATATCAGCATTAGCTAGTGAGAATAAGGCTTTATTCATTGACTGATTGATAAGCTCAGCTAATTGTGGATGATAGAAACTTATAAATCGATCTATCATATAGTATTCTGATTTACCAATCATTTCTGCTGGTAAGCCTTTTGAATCATCCTTGAATAATAGACGTTCAAGAGTTTCTGTCAAATCTATTTTATCTAACATAAATTATAATTGTATTTTGTGATTCATATTTTCTATTCACAGTGGCCAAGTAAATATCTATTACAATGGCAATTACAACAGAAAATAACAAAGTATACGCCAGCATTACAGATTTGCCAGCACTTGATAATATGCGCTCTGGTGATAATTTCATCGTTCAGACATCAACTGGTACAATGCTTTTTGACTTTGATTCACTATTAATTCCTCTGGATAATGTTAGTTTCCAGTCACAGTTTACCGAGATGTGGGAATCATATTCCACCTACGGTGAATCGTTCGAAACAATTGGTACAGCAACAATTAATGTAAGTGATCTTGATTCAAGTACCGCTACACTAGCTGATGCTGTGAATCAATTGAATACGAACGACGTCACAAATTATAACGAGATACGAGAAAAAGTAAACAATTTATTAGCGATTATTAACGCAAATAGCTCAATTCTCACAATTCCAGATGATGTCTCGCTTCCAATCAGCTTGTTAAGCCTTAAATCATAAGATTAGTTCCTTTTTAGGTTGAGTTTCCTTAGATAATTCTCCTTGTGATTCAATAAGTGCTTCAAGAAGCTTTTTAGACTTCTTTGCGTCACTAATAGCTTTAGCCAAATCCTTTTGGGCCTGTATATCATCTTCTGGTGAATACAGGTCCCCATCTTTATTAAGAATACCCTTAATCTGAAGCAGCTTATTAGAAGCTTCTAATGGAACAATACCTGGACAATTTTCAACTGGAAAGAAAATATTTGCCTCAAAATCTGTGAAGTACTGGTGGACTAGACTTTGAAAAATTGAATCAATTCTCTTGATATATTCAACATCTGTATTACGAACGCCATTATTCTGAATTGGAATTCGCTCATCATATGGAAGTACAAAAATGACATCTAATAGGTGAAGTGAATTACGAATCTTTAGAATCATATCGGTAACAAAATCATCGGATACTAATCCATCTTCCGATGCTTGTACTGTATAAACCAAACAATCAATTGGGCAGCGATCATAGATAATATGAGTTTGATCTTTATTTTCTTCCAGCTGATTAATCATAAAGTCTAAAATCAACTGCTGAGTTTCCTCGGATGTTTTATCTGAATGTCCTAAATTACGTTCTTTTAGTAAATCTCGATATGTTTTAGTTGGGGTAACATAGTTTGGCCAAGTATTAAGAAAATCCTTCAAAAGAGTTGTTTTGCCCGAATTTGCAGTACCACTTATTGCAATCTTCATATAAGAATATTATATCATAATGTCAGATAAATAGAAAATATATAATGACTGAAGAAGATAAATTAGAGAACTTAGCTGAGATTTCTAGTGAAATCTTTTTTGAAGGAATGGAAGAATTACTTGGTGGCCAAGACGTTAGTTTTGACTGGCAAGTCGAGAAGCCTCAATCATTTGATCAAGCTGTTATTGTTCCAGCTCAACAGTCTGAACAGCCTGAACAGCCTTCAGATCTTGCTAATATTATTTCTTCAATTAAAGGTAA